GAAGATGAAGAAGAGGGTGGAGAAGATGAACCTGATACAAAAATTGTAGCTCAAGGTTTAATATTCCCAATTTTGTGTCATGAAATAATCAAAGGGTTAGAGGAATCTATCGCAAGACACGGATTACCTGAAGATCCTGAAATGTCTCAACAAGTTAGAGGAGTAACGGATGTTTTATCAAACGAACCGATGCAACTTAGAATTGGACCTGAAATTGTTGAAAAATTAAGATTTGCATTACCTGACGAAATGTATGATGAAGTAAACAAAGGATTGGTACCTTGGTTTTATTCAATTCTTTATAAGACAGAAGCTAAAGAATTTTTAGACATCATTGGTAATGCAATTTCTGAAGATGAATCCAAAGTAAGAAAGGCAACTGCAAAATTCAAAGAAATTATGAAACAAGCTCAACAGTCAAAGAGTGAGTATGATGATTTCAAAGGAGAAGAAGGTTCCGAAGATGAAGATGATGATTTGGACCAACTGTATAGAGATTTGGGAATTCCAAGACCATAAATCAGAATATGATTTAACTGTGTGAACAAAGAACAATTAATTATAGAATATACGAAGTGTATGAGGAGTACTCCTTATGCACTTCGTTCTTATTTACAGACATACGATAATACCGTGTCCAAGTATGTCCCATTAGAACTTTTTCCTGACCAACTTACATTACTCGAAGATTACGAAAAATACAACGAAAACATTGCGTTGAAATACAGACAAGCAGGGGTTTCAACTGTAACCGCGGCTTGGGCTTCAAAAAAACTTGCATTTGCAAGAAAGGAAAAACCTGAAAAAGTTCTAATAATTGCCAACAAGTTGGATACCTCCGTGGAAATGGCCAACAAAATAAGGTCATTTATTGAACAATGGCCTGATTGGGTTAATATTGGTTTTTCTGCGGAAAAAAATTCACAAAGACATTTCAAACTTAATAATGGATGTGAAGTGAAAGCGGTGGCAACATCCAAAGATGCTCTTAGAGGTTATACTCCAACAATTCTTATTTTTGACGAAGCCGCCTTTATTGAGGCTGATGGAGACTTTTGGTCTGCTTGTATGGCGTCACTATCCACGGGTGGTAAAGTTATCGTAGTTTCCACTCCAAACGGTTACGATCCAATATATTATGAAATTTATGACCAAGCATTAAGAGGGATGAATGATTTCAAAATCTCTGAAATGTTTTGGTATCGTGACCCTCGTTATACCAAAGATTTATACATGGTAAAAACGAATGATTTGGTTCATTATCTTTTGAATCGAGAGGATTATCCTATAGATACCGTAATTAACTTAGCTAATGATAATCCTTATGAGAGAGACCATACTATTGTAACAGATTATATTTCTCAAGGATATAAGCCTTGTTCCGCATGGTTCGAAGGAATGGTAAAGAAACTCAAGTACGATAGACGTAAAGTTGCACAAGAACTTGAATGTAACTTCTTAGGATCGGGTGATAACGTATTCGATTCAGATTTGATGCAGAACATTTCCAAAAACCAATTAAGACCCCCACAAGCCAAACTTATGGGTAATGCTTTGTGGATTTTTAAGGAGCCTGTAAATGGTCACAAATATGTAATGGGGGTTGACGTTTCTCGTGGGGATTCTGAGGATTTTTCATCAATCCAAATCATTGATTTTGATGAACGAGAACAAGTATTAGAGTATGTTGGTAAGATTCCTCCTGATGTATTAGCTGAAATCGCTTATAAGTGGGGAACAATGTACAACGCATTCTGTGTAATTGATATTACTGGAGGTATGGGAGTTTCAACTGCAAGAAAAATGCAAGAGTTACAATACCAACCGGGGTTATATGTTGACGGGATTGACACATCTAATAAGTGGAAGTGGGACCCAAAGATAAATGATAGAATTCCTGGAATTAACTTCAATACTAAGAGAGTTCAAATTATTGCGGCATTTGAAGAAGGTGTTAGACATGGATTCAAAATATATTCTCATAGAACATATAATGAGATGAATACTTTTGTATATATTAATGGAAGACCTGACCACCAGAAAGGACAACACGATGATTGTATTATGGGACTTTCGATGGCATTGTATGTTGCGGAAAAATCATTTCAATCATTAACGAAAGTTGTTAATCATACAAAGGCAATGTTAAATTCATGGTCTACAGTTATGAATGAGAATAAAAATACTTCAGATTTTTTTAATCCTTTGGTACCTCAGATGGGTAGAGACCCAAACCTAACTAATAATGGGGCCAGTAAAGAGGATTATCAAAAATATGGTTGGTTATTTGGATCTAAATAACTATTTATATTATCAGGGTAAATAGTAACATTACGTATGGCAGAACAAAATATGACAGTTTGGCAAAGATTGTCACAAACATTTGGACCGAATTCACTTCTCAATCAAGATTATCCAACGTTTAAGTTCGATAAAAAGGAACTTTTGCGTACCAAAAGTAGAGAAGAATACGAAAAAGAGAAACTTCAAGCACAACAAACATATTATCTTACGAACCAATGGTCCAAGGTAGAGAACAATCTGTATTCACAGGCGATTTATTATGAACCAACAAGGTTATCCGCTCAATACGACTATGAATCGATGGAGTATACTCCTGAGATTTCTGCAGCATTAGACATTTATGCTGAAGAATCCACTACGACAAACGAGGATGGATTCATATTACAAATTTATTCTGAATCAAAAAGAATAAAAGGAGTATTGGCGGATTTATTCAATAATGCATTGGATATCAATACTAATTTACCAATGTGGACACGAAACACCTGTAAGTATGGTGATAACTTTGTGTATCTTAAATTAGACCCTGAAAAAGGAATTGTTGGAGTACAACAATTACCAACCATAGAAATAGAACGACATGAGGTAGGTGCTAGTGGTAAAATATCTGTGGATGTTAAAAATGAAGTTGACAAAGACAAAAAAGCTTTACACTTTACATGGAAGAATAAAAACATGGAATTCCAATCATGGGAAATTGCTCACTTCAGATTGTTGGGGGATGATAGAAAACTACCATACGGAACCTCTATGTTAGAAAAAGCAAGACGTATTTGGAAACAACTTTTGCTTTCCGAAGATGCAATGTTAATTTACCGTACGTCAAGAGCTCCCGAAAGAAGGATGTTCAAGGTCTTTGTCGGAAATATGAATGATGATGATGTTGAAGCATATGTACAACGTGTTGCCAACAAATTCAAAAGAGAACAAGTGGTGGATAGTAAGACTGGAAACGTAGACATGAGATTCAATCAAATGGCGGTTGACCAAGATTACTTTATCCCCGTTCGTGATCCCTCAGCTCCAGACCCAATTACTACATTACCTGGTGCAACTAACCTATCTGAAATTGCCGACATTGAATATATTCAAAAGAAACTATTAACTGCCTTACGAGTACCGAAAGCATTTTTGGGATTTGAAGAAGTTGTTGGTGACGGTAAAAACTTGGCATTACAAGATATTAGATTTGCTCGTACAATTAACAGAATCCAAAAAAGTATGATTGCTGAACTTAACAAAATTGCAATTGTACATTTATTCTTATTGGGATTCGAAGACGAATTATCAAACTTTACTATTGGACTAACGAATCCATCTACTCAAGCGGATTTACTTAAAATTGATGTTTGGAAAGAGAAAGTATTATTGTACAAAGATTTAGTTTCAGATCCAGGTAATGGAATACAGGCAACTTCATCCACATGGGCGAAGAAGCATATTTTTGGGTGGTCAGATGATGAAGTTCGTTTGGATTTACAACAACAAAGAATCGAAAGAGCCGTTGGGGAAGAATTAAAAGCTACACCAACTGTTATAACAAAAACTGGATTGTTTGATAATATTGACAAATTATATGGTAGCCAAACAGGGTCAACACCAACTGCTGGAGCAGCAACAACTCCAGATGGAGGAGAAGAATTAGGATCTACTCCATCATTCGGAGGAGGAGAAATTCCTGGAGGAGAACCTCCTTTACCAACAGAAGGAGGAGCCGAAGAAGTTCCACCCGCAGAAATAACCCCTGAATCAAGTAAAAAAGATCTTAACATTTTAGTGGAAAATAATTTAATTGAAGGGTCTCAAATAATAAATTTGGGTCAGGCACAAGATTCTTTAGGAGAAATTTCAAAACAATTAGATAAGTTATTAAATTCATAATATTTATTTGAAAAAGACACAATGACCTTCGGAACAGTAAAATCCCTAATTGAAAAAAATCTCTTGCAATCCTACAAAAATGAAATGGAATTCAAGAAGAGTTTACGAGAATTCAAACACAACGTTTTGAGTAATAAAGCTATGTCTAAAGCATACGCAATATATGATCAACTGAGTTCACCCCAAGGATTAGGAGAACAAGATGCAAAATATTTTATTGAAGAAGGGATTAATCTATTAAACAAAGTTTTGCCAAGTATTAAACTTCCAATCACACTTTCCGAAAAAACTGAAAACAATTATTCTGATATTGACACTTTAGTTTATACCCAAGGAGTGGATTTACTTGAAAGGGTTAATGCAAAGAAAAATATTCTAAAGGTTATTACATCAAATAAAGAATCTATTAAGGAAAGTATAAATATTCCAATTAGTTCTATGGTTGCGGTTGCAAATCAAACCGTTAACAACTACATACTTACTTTGGACGAAAATTCTAAAAAAGAATTTTTTCAAATAGTTTCTGAAGATACCAAAACTTTGGAGACAAAATTTGAAACATTAAGAGAAAGTACCATATCCAAGCTAACTAATCTTCAAAACAATGAAGATTCTCAGGATATGAAAACAAAAATTTCAGAAACGATTGACAAAATTAAATCTGAAAAATTCGACCAATTAAACTTTTTGAAGTTAAAAAATTTGGAAGAATCAATTTGATTGGTCTTTGATACTTTGAATATGTTTTGCCTTCAGAATCTGTGCTCTTCTAAGTACAGATTTTTTTGTATATTGCTTTTTATCAAATAAAATCTGATTTTGTTTTGTTTTAATTACTTTTGACTTTAGGGTCTTGAGAGCTTTCTCAAGAGGATTACCCTGTGTGATTTTTATTATTATCATATATTAGAAATATCTACAAATATAAAAAAATTTTGACAATCATACATATATTGTATATAATTTCATTAATAAACATACATAATAACATTATTAATGAAAAAAGGAAAAAGTGTCAAACTTAACCTGTTCAATCCCATAAAGTCACAGTATGGGACAGTAGATTCCAAAAACTTAAAATCAGTTTACATAAATATTCAATCATGGGTAACACCAAAAGAAGAGTTAGATAATTGGAATCGAGTTGTCTCAGGTTTGGGACGAGAAATAAAAAATTCAGTTTTCGAGTCAATCAATTCAAAAATTTTTCAAGAAAAAAATATTGTTGATTTAGACCTTAGGACAAGTGGGATATCAAAAGGGAAAAAATCATTTTTCAATTTGGAAATTAATCTATATACCCACCGAGAAATGGATTTCAAGTGTGATGAAATCAAAGAATCCATAAAAAATATTGTTAAATCAATCTATAAAAATAACGTGATTCAAAACAAATACTTTGATTTTTCAATTTCTAAAAAAGAAGAAATCTAACAAACTATTCAAATCCGTATATTTATCTTAAAAGATTAGATGAAAGATTTAAGAATTTTAGAAGCTAGCGAGCTTGGACACGGTATATTGATAGAAATGGATGCAGGTTGGGTTTCTCCAAAAGATACTCACAATATTGATGTTTTGAAAGAAGCAACTAATTTAGATTATAGAAATCCATTTGAATTTTATGCCGTTCTTCAAAAATACGATACTCCAAATAGAAATGGTAGAACGTATCCTGAAAGGATTTTAAAAAGGGAATCTGAAAGATATAAAGAAGCAATTTCTAAGGGTTTATCCACATCAGAATTAAACCACCCTGAGTCGTCATTAATAGACTTAGACAGAGTATCTCACATTATCACAGACATATGGTGGGATAAAAATATACTAATGGGAAAACTCAAATTATTGACATCTCCAGGGTTTCATGAAAGAGGTATAGTGTCTACTAAGGGAGACCAAGCCGCTAATTTAATGAGACAAGGAGTAACATTAGGTATTTCATCAAGAGGTGTTGGGTCATTAAA